GCTTTGCCGTCACGGCCTGCCTTGGCCAATGCTTCCATGCCTTCTTTGCCGTACTTTTCGTAGCCTTTGGCAGCACGGCTCATGTCACGCTCGTTGAGTTGAGCATGTGTTAGTTCTGGCTTAGCACGAATACTGTCAAGCTTTTTGTTTAAATCGTAAAAAAATGTCATTGTTGTTTCCTTATTTCTGGAAGCCGGTAGCTGGCTTGGGTGGGCGTTTAACTGCGGTCATTGGGCTCTTGACTCCCATTGGCAAATCATTTGTTGTCATTGCTGGCGGTGTTTTACCCCCGGCCACAGTGAACTTGGCATCAGCCGCTGAATTCTTTACAACTTGTTTGTCGGCTGCCGGAGCAGAATAGTCTTTGCTCAATGCTTTTTGTTCTGCATTGGGTGCAGGATACTCGCTGGTCAACAAGTCTTTCTGATCACCAATACCCAGTAATTCTGTGTCCATGCCTTCACTCCAATGCAGGTCATTGATGCAAATGCGATTCTCATCAAGCCCCAGCAGTCTTGCCATTTGTTGGATCTGCGGAGGTGTTGCTGGATATCGGAACACGCCATCAATTATAGTAACTGACTCGTTGCTGTAATTGGGGAAGTCTGCAAGCTTGGATTGAATTGGTGTTTTCTTTGGTTCAGAAATTGACACTGGGTCAAATTTCTTGAACTGGTCCTTCAATGCTTTGATAAAGTCTGCAGGCACATCACCGCATATTTTAATGCGGTAGTCAAAAGTTTTTTCACTTTCTGTTAGGTATTGCGCAAATGTTTTCATAATTCAGTCCTGTATGTTATTTACCGTTATCGGGTTTTTCCGTAATCTGCTCTTTTATATGTCGTAGTAATTCGTTGCGGTCTAGTACACGACCATCACCATTGGGCACAGCAGTATTAGTGTTGTCAATTTGATCTAGCCTGGCTTTCTTCAGCTGTAGATCAATCATCTTTAGTTTTTTATTCATCTTGGCAGTTTTTGCTGTGATTGCATGTCCCAACATTTGGCTGGCCACTGAAAAAATCTCACTGGCATATCGACTGTCAACCTGCATGCCAAGATCCATTAAGTTGTCAAAACTTTCTGTAGCTTTGCCGGCTAATTCATCCATTTCAGCATCGCTGGCTTCTAGTCCTCGAACTGCAGGAAGGGCCTGCTCAATTTTGTCAAGAGCATCCAATGATTCGGGAAGTATGGGTAAGTTGGTTTCAATGTCATTGCCAGGTTCATTGTCAGGGCTATCCAGTATCCCATCATTGTTTGGCAAATCAAATAATTCTTCAAGTTTTTGCGTCATGCGGTATTTACCGCTTATTTGCTCCATTGCGGAACATCTGATCCTCAGTTATAACCCTAAAAACAATGTTGGCTCGTTTGCACCAAGCCTGTGCGGCTGCCCATTTGGCATGATTTATGGCCACTACAGCACGGTCACGATCTTTCATGCGTTCAGTAATCATGCTCTGACTTTTGGGTTTAATTTCTATAATCTCTGTACAAATTTTGTTGTGCCGTGTTCTGTAACGAAGGAACACATCCGGAATATAGTTTGACATTTTTCCAGTTACTGGATTGATGTACTTGATTGCAATTGCTTCACTGGCCCACTCCAGCACTGCATCATTGTTGTCACAAAATTGAAAAAAAGTAAGTTCCCAACCACTACGATATCTGGGGTTTCCTTTGCCCACGTATTTCGTGGGATTTTTTAATTTGTAAGCACCTTGTGCAAAGTTGCTCATGATACAACGTTACGTGCTGTAAAAAAGTTTGGAGTCAACGCTGAATTTACACCAAGTAATGTGCTTGGGCTTCGTGCACCATTTAAAAAGTATGCCAGTGTTGCTGACACTTGTATTGAATCTAAACTTTGTGTCTGCATTGATTGTAACAGCGTCAGCACAGGAGTTGTGGTGTAATCGGCTACTCGAAATAATGCTGTGGTAAAGTTTGCCGCGGCATCTTTTGTTTTAAACACCGACATGAAATAACTATAAACTGCATCATACTCGTTGACGGGCACTTGTGTGTCGTACTTGTAAAACTGATCAAACACACGAACGGTGCTATCCAGTCTGGGATTGGGTGCGTTTACTGTTGACATTAAGGAGTACCAGGGTTAGGTGATTGATAGTTTGGCACAGACTCTGTACGAGTTCTTGCCGGAGTTGGAAATGACGGGCCTGTTTGTTTAATATTACTGGTGAGTATACTTGCTGGAATAATTGAACCAAGCACTCCACTACCAGTTGTGCCACGTGAGTCTCCACGTAGTACTCCTTGTACTGCACCAATTGCTTCTTCTTTGGCAACTTGATTTAATTTAACATTTTTAAATGTGTTATATGCAGTACCAGCTTTTTGTACAGCGCCAACAACTCCAGCCACTGTGCCGCTTTGTAAGTCAGAATAAATTCCAAGGCCAGCATCAAGTAATCCACCTTGACCAAGAACACTGCGGGTACCACCAGGGCGGCTTAATGGACTTTTTTCTTGGTCATAATATGTTGGACTTGCAAAACCTTGTACGTTGGTGTCTGGACGAACTGCGCCAATTGCGCCAGTGTAATATTTGACTGTTTCATAATTAACTGTCATGGAGTTTTCCATAACTCCGTTATCTTGACTATAGTCGTAGGTATCATGACTCCATTGAGATATCATGGGATTAATTAATACGTATTCAACAAATTTGTGTTGGTTAAATCCATAAATGCTGATGTCACGGAAGAACGGAGGTTTACCGCCGCTAGTATTTGTACCATCAGTATATGACTCACCAACGTAGCCCCAATCGTTGACAAGACGACTTTTATCGTAAAGGTCTCTGCCATTGTAATCAAACCCAGTGCTCAGTGTTGAGCTTGCACCAATGCTACCATTGGTGGCACTTTGTCCACGATATGGCTGATTTGAGTCTTTATAATAGTACGAATAATAGTTGTACCACATTGTACGAATTAAGTCGCCGCCGTCGTCGTGAAACTTGACATTGACTGGATCGTAATCTATTTTCTTTTGAATTACACGTTTACGATTGTACTGATTTAAAACTTCAGTATCTAATTTATATTTGGGTAAATCAATTGACTTGACAAGAAGCCCAATAGTTGACGTATCGGGCGTTGAGAAAATATTTCTTAACTGTGGGATTTGACTTGTGTTTATATTAAAATAAACGTGGAAAAGGAACTTGAACTTAGGTGCGTTCTCGTAACCATTTGTTCTAAAGACCTTTGAGGCGTGAGTATAGTCTCTTAAATAATCATTGCCAAAAAAGGCCTTTAGAAAATCTTGTCCAAAAGCCATATGTCGGAGCTCGGGTTAGGTACCTGCTGTACCAGTTCCAGTAACAACACTGCCTGCTAAACGAGCCACGCTTGAGCCAACACCAGAACCCAGAGGAGTCTGAACTGCATTATCGAAACGAATCTGCATGGTGACTGTGACTGCTTCACTTGAGCCGTAGTTGAGGTCATTGTAGTTGACTTGATTCAAGTAGCAACCATAAATTTCCCAATTCTCTATCACAACTGGTTGGTTAACTCCGTTGCCACCGTCAAGGATTTCGCAACGTGTCAAGAACTTATAGTCAATACCGGCTGCGGCAGATGCCTGTTCAGTAAAGTCTAATTGTTTTTGCAACTGTTCGCCAACTAGGCGGGATACTTCACCGCTTGCATCATCACGCAAGTTTACGGTCAGCATATCCCAAGTGTGCTTACCAGCAAGATACATACGACTGTTATAGATCTCGATTGGTATCTCGTCAAAAGTTACCGATGGTCGAGTAAAGTCGATCACTTGCTTGGTCAGCTCTGTTCTAGGAGTGGAAACTCCAAAGTTTTCAAATATCACTCTAAAGCGATATTTAAGTTTCGGCATCAACAGGCCTTGGTTTGGATTGCTTTGATCGCTTGCCAAGGGCACTGTCATACGTGTTAGTGATGCGACTGCCATATGTGTTCTCCTAATATATGTGTTTATTTATCTGTTATCAAACGGTGCTAGATGTAGCTGTTTGGCCAGCTGCCAGCTCGCCAGTGTTCTTGATACGTACTGGAATGTAGATAAATTCAACAGCCTTAACAGGCTCGATAGCAATATCAACATATAGTTCGTTACGATCAATACGTGCTGGTGTGTTGTTACTCAAATCACACACAATCAAGTAATCATAGATACCACGTTTGGCTACCAAGTCAATCATTAGACCGTCAATGGCGTTGGTGATTTCGTTGCGAGTAATCTGATCGTTGGGTTCAAACACAAATGTTTTGCCAATTTCATTAAGACGTCCACGAATAAATGCAACCAAACGTGCCACGTTGATACGATCAAGCGCACTAGCAACAGCACTTTCTGTCTTGTTACCATAGTTGGTGATACCAACACCTGGGATAAAGGTAATTGGATTAATTTTGTTGGTGTACAATACATCGCGTAGACCTTGCCCTGTAGCAATAGTTACAAATTCACCAGTTGCGGCATTGATATAACCAATACGTTCAGCATTATCAATAACACCACGACGTACACCAGCCGGGGCTAACCATGGATAAGCAACTTCATCGCTACGTACAATAGTACGCAACATCATGTGGCTTGGTGGCTGTACTACTATGCTACCTGTTAAATCGGTAGTTTGGCAACTTGGATAGAATACGCCAACATAGGAATCGCTTGTGGTCAAGCCATCACCACTTGGGTAGCCTAGGCCAGCTGCGTCAGTTGCCCAATTAACAATTGCAGTACCTTCAGGTGGCAAACGTAGAGGTGTGTCACCAACAATGAAAGCAGTGTTGCTACGCTCGTTGTTCAAACGAATCATGTTAGTAATCAACTCTGGATAGTTAGGTGTAGCAATCAAGTTAAACTGATTTTGTTCTTCACGCAATGTATCTTGTGTGTCAATTGCGCTCTTCATTGCTGCCACCACCAATTGACGTTGTGCCAAACGACCCATGTATGGACTACCATCTGCACGATTGCCAGTTGCTGTTACCCAAGCGTTAGTCTGCAATAGGCTCCAGTAGTTGGTGTTGGTTGGCAAGTTGCCCGAACCAGGTGCAATTGCAATGTAAGGTAGACCTTCATACAACACTAAATCACCAACTGCATAGGTAGTAGCATTGCTGTACCCGTCAATTGCAAATGTAGTGCCATTGAAGTAATTAACTTGGAAGCTCTTGACATTAAAACCGCTACGACGAGTGTTCCACAACAATGTTCCAGCTGGATACAAAGTAGCATCTGGCGCATCAAGATCTAGATAATCACTAGTTAACAAACTAGTAATAGTTGGAATATTGTCTGTGATTGGGTTTGTTGTACCATTTGTGGCCCAACGTGCATCAGCAAACAAGATACCGTTGCTAGTGGTTTGATCAGTATTGTTGATAGTCACCCATTGAGCGACATCATTGATCAATTCCCAACGATTTAACACAGGGTACAATTCAAGATTACTGGTGTCAACCCATAGATCGCCAAATACTAGATCTGTATCATCAGTTTGTAATGTGGGCGCAGTTGCAGAAATAATTGGTCCAGTTGGGTTAGTTTGTGTCAAGTTGTAACCACGTGAATCAACTGTTACATTTTTGTAACCTTGCCATTCAGTACCACTTTGAATCATAACGTCAACTTGGTTAGTGGCACTGTAATACCAGTAACGTCCATCAGCTGGATCTTGACTTGGAGTAGTATTTGATGCAGTGTAATTTTGAGTAGCCAACGATACCCATGCTGATAGAATCAATCCACCAGTTAGTGCACCGGTAGCATCACGCACACCTTCAATGTCAGTGTTAAAGCCTGCATCAGCAACTGGAGTTCCAGATGTATCATCTAAAACAATTACGCCGCCCAAGGCATGTGTGAAAGCAATTGCACCATCACTGTTGACTGTGGCAGAAACATTGGGCACCATTGCGGCCGATACTGCGGCCACAAAGTCAGCCGCTGTACCTGTTCCACCAATTGTGGCTGTCACAGGAGTGGTTAATGTATTACTGTTAGCACCACTTGCACTAATAGTAAATGTTTCGCTAACAGTAAATGTTGGAGTAGTTGTGTCGCCAGTAATTGTGGTTGGGCCACTAACCAAACGCTCGTAAACTTTTAAAGTTTGAGTGTTGTTGTACCCTGACAGGCCGTTTAGTTCAGGAGTAGTGTTATAGGCCACATACAATGTACCGGCTGGAATATTTTTACCACCGCCGCTTGGATCAAGTGCTTTGTTGGCGCTTTGATCATTTTCATAGATTGGAGTGCTTTGTGTTACAAACGCACCAAGTGTTGCACTGTATTGTTTGACAACAATGTTGGCACCACCGTTGACATTGGTCAACATGTTCCAGATAGAACCAGTTGGGCGGGGCTCAGTATCTGTGCTTCTCCAACGTGGATTAGTATAGTTAGGACTTTGTTGCAAAGCTGGTGTGTAGTAGGTTCCCACTGGCACACCCAAAGTTGTCAGCAATCCAGCAGTACTGCTGATGTCAATGTTGACAATGCCACCATCGCCACTAGAGCCATCGCTTTCAGCTTCGCTGTCAGCGTAAATTACCAAACGATTGCTGGAATCAATAGCGGCTGTAACACCAGCAATGCTGGCATTGTTGATGGCAGTGCTAAGACCAGCCATAGTGTTATTAGGAGCAACCGGAACTGCAACAGTGGTACCGTTGATGATAATTGTGTTACCAGCAGTCAACGAAGTGACAACTGATTCAGTACCTTGGATGGTGGGCCAGCTTGCTTTCCAGTCATCGCTACCAACCAACACCCAATCGTTTGAGTCATTTTTGTAGTAAACTGGATTGTTGGAGTTGGTGGTCACCACTGCATAGTCACCAATACTGCCAACATCGGCATTGGGTACGCCGCTTGTGATCTGTGTTGAAGCTGTGATTACAATCGGGGTTTGAGCAGTGAATGCACCAGTGGTTGCATTCCATTGGAAAATGCCCCAGCTTGTGTCGGCAGTGTCTAACCAATAGTCACCATTATTGGGTGCACCAGTTGGGCGCACCAAACTTGCTGTTAGTGCAGCCAAGTCAATGTCTGCACGTTGGATGTAAGCACGATTGCTGATGCCCAACACAGAGAACGCAGCCAATAGGCCGTATTCGTTGAGCTCGTAACCATTGATGGGTGTACCAGCAGAAGTCTTGTAAAAGAACGGATTTCCAAACGTAGCAGCCAAATCTCTCTGACTAGTTACTAAATAAACCTTGCCAGCATTCACTGCTAGTGTGCCAGGGGCTACCCCAACGCCGGTTCCAGAAATCTTGTTTTGCGCCGTAGCGATTAAGATATAAGGGACAGAGTTTGTTGCTGACGGAATATAGTTTGATTCGTCGATAACTGTTACTTCTACTCCAGGTGATACTAGTGCCATAATTGCATCCTTCAAAATGTTACTGATATTTATTGAAGATTGCAAAAATGTACCTGGTTGCGCAGCCTTAATTAAGGTTCGTTGCACTAAATAATTGTATGAGACCCTTATGCCAAGTGTGTGGTAAGAACGTTGCGGCTGTTAACGGCTATCACAATGGTAAAAAATACTATAGATCTAGATGTACCGCCTGCATTCGTCGAGACAAGAAAATTCCAGCACCCATTCCGAGATGGAAAAGTGCAGGATATAAAAAG